ACAAACATATCTCAACACTCATCCTAATGCTGTGAGAAGTAAAATAAACAAAATGTTGAGTGAAAATATAATTGAAATACTATAATTTATGGAATATAGTACAAGACTCTTGTATAAAAATAAAATGCATCCTGAAATATACAATTCAAACATTCCAATGAGTCAAAAAATATTTTTACAAGAACAATTAGAATACTTAAAAGGTGATTTTGATAAGCTACTTGATGACATGGAAAAATACGCTGTGCTTCCTAATGTAGAAGATTATGAAAATGCCGCACACATTAGAGATTATAGAAAAAGATTACAAAAATAAGTTATGTCAAAAAGGTTACACACAATATTAAACGAAAAGTATCGTCCAGACACTTTAGAAGGATACATTTGTAAAGATGAAGTAAAAGCTAAATTTCAAGAATTCATTGACAATCAAGACATTCCACACCTCCTATTTGCAGGAAAACCAGGCGCAGGAAAAACAACACTTGCAAAAATATTAGTCAACAACATTGACTGTGACTTTCTTTACATAAATGCTACAGATGAGAGAAGCATAGATATTATGAGAGACAAAGTAGGAGCATTTGCTGCTGCTGGATCATTTAAGCCACTTAAAATAGTAATTTTAGATGAAGCAACTCACATTTTACAAGCAGGACAAGTCATTTTGTTAAACATGATGGAAACATATTCTTTAACAACTCGTTTTATTTTAACAGGAAACTATGCAGAACGATTGATTGAACCTTTAAGAAGCAGATGTCAAGAATTTGACTTGTCTCCTCCAAGTAAAAAAATAGTGGCACAACATGTTAGCATCATCTTAGACAAGGAAGACATTGAATATGAAGTAGAGGATCTAGTAACAATTATAAACAAGTTTTATCCTGACTTTAGAAAAATTATCAACAACTGTCAAAAGTACACTATTGATGGAACTTTAACATTAGACAACTCAATAAATGAATCTAATGACTATCAAGTAAAAATATTAGAAGAACTCAAAAAACCATCTATCAAGTCGTTTAATGTTATAAGGCAAATTGTTGCAAATTCAGAAGTAGATGACTTTGAAAGTTTATATAAATTTTTATACAACAAATTAAATGAATATGCTAAAGAAAATGAAGGTACAATTATATGTACTTTGGAGGAACATATGTATCACGCTCATTTTGTTTTGGACAAAGAAATAAACATCATGGCCTGCATAGGTAAAATTTTAGAAACAATCAAATAAACAAATATGAACAACGAACAATTAAAAATGAAAATGGACATCACTCAGTCCACTCCCATTCTTTCAGAAGATGGAAAACCAATACTACTAGCTGAAGGAGCGGTTTTAAGAAAAATGAGTAAATTTCTAGCAGGAACAGCTGAGGATGCTTTAATTCCAATTCCTGTTATGTATGATGTTAACACTAACAAGATTCTTTTAGACATGATTCCTAAAGAAATTAGAGATGATTATAAAGACATTGGTTTTACTTTAGGAAAATAATATGACAAAAACATCTAGTAAAGTAAAGACATTTACCATCTTTGATTTTCTTAAAGCAATCATTGACACAAAGCCAAATTGGGACACATTTGGACCTGAACAAAGAAAAGTGTTTAACATATACATGATTCATAAATTTTTAAGCATGAATCCAAAGTATGTTGACATTGCTAACTACATTCAAAAGTTAAACATTCAAGATCCTAAAAAATTGTATGAAGTGTACTGTTATATGATTCCACAAAGTAAAAACACTTACTCTCCTTACATCAAGTCAACTGTTAAAAAAACCTTATTACCTGAAGTGTTGCAACATGTTTCTGAATATTTTAAATGTTCAACAGTTGAAGCAGAAGAATACATTCAAATTACAGATGATAAATGGCTGGAAAATGTTTTGCTAAGTAAGGGAGTTGACGAAAAACAAGTTAAAAAACTAATCAAATGATAAAATACACAGAATACACTCCTGATTCAATTGTTCAAACAATTGTAGAAAAATTTGTTGACAGAGCTAAAATGGGAGAAAAAAAATACGGTGTAACATTAGACAGAGTTGACTTATCAATTGAAGACTTTATTGAACATGCCTTACAAGAACACATGGACGCCATTTTATATCTTCAAAAAGTAAAAACAATGTTAAAATCTAATGGCTAAAAACAAAATTCCTTCTATTATAAAGAAAATACAGGCATACAAGCCAACAGCTGTAGACTATGCATTTCAAAAGAGCATATCTTACTCACAGTTGTCAATGTTTTTATCTTGCCCTAAAAAGTGGTCTTTACAGTATAAGGAAGGACATAAAATACCTAGTTTTTCTATCAACATGACTTTTGGAACAGCAGTTCATGAAACACTGCAAAATTACCTGTCTGTGATGTACAATGAAAGTGGAGTAAAGGCAGATGCCATAAACATAGAAGAATACTTTGAAGAAAGATTTAGAGAAAACTATGCAAAGGGCTATAAAGACAACAAAAATGTTCACTTTAGCAGTCCAAAAGAAATGAGAGAATTCTATGATGATGGTTTAGCCATTTTAGACTTCATCAAGAAAAAGCGAAGTGAATATTTTAGTTTGAAAGATTGGCATTTAGTAGGAATTGAAATGCCCATTGTTATTGCGCCAAATAAAACGCATAACAACGTTTTATTCAATGGATTTATTGACTTAGTCTTATACCATGAACCTACAGAGCAATTCATTATATACGACATAAAAACTAGCACTCGTGGATGGAAAGACAAAGAAAAGAAAGATGAAGTTAAACAATTTCAAATATTGTTGTACAAGTCATTTTTTAGTGAACAGTTTGGAGTGCCTGAAGAAAACATAGATGTTGAATTTTTTATAGTAAAAAGAAAAATATGGGAAGAAAGTGAATTTCCTCAAAAACGCATTCAACAGTTCAATCCTGCAAATGGCAAAATAAAAGTTAAAAAAGCTAAAACAGCATTGGGCACTTTTATAGAAGAAACATTTAATCTTGATGGTTCATATAAGACTGTAAGTCATCAAGCAACACCGTCAAAATGGGCCTGTGCATACTGTCCTTACAAGTTAAATAAGGAGTTGTGCAATGAGGCGATTTTAAAGTAGAATACATATATTTATATATAACCAATATATAATACTATGGATGAAATACTCACATCAGTAAAAGTTAACAAAGAAATATTTGACACTTTTAAAATAGAATGCATTAAACGTAAATTTTCTTTAAATAAGCTTGTAAATCGAGCAATGGATTTGTATCTTAACTCAGAAGAATTTAGAAAACAAGTTACCAATCACAATAAATAAACACTAAATAAGTTATATGAATTCAAGTTTTGCCTATTTGCCTCAAAATGAGAGGAAAAAAATCATGCTCATTTGTGACGACATTCGAGTACACTCAGGAGTAGCAACTGTTGCTCGAGAAATGGTTCTTAACACAGCCCAACACTTTAACTGGATACAAGTTGCAGGAGCACTAAATCATCCAGACAAAGGTAAAAAATTAGACATTTCTCAAGACACTAATCTCAACACAGGATTGACAGACAGTTCAATTGCCATTTATCCAGTAGATGGATATGGTGACGCCAATTTAATTAGACAACTTATTAAAATTGAAAAACCTGATGCTGTATTTTTAATCACTGATCCAAGATATTTCATTTGGCTGTTTCAAATTGAAAATGAAATTAGAAGAAAAATTCCTATTGTTTACTTAAACATTTGGGACAACTATCCAGCTCCAATGTACAACAGACCATACTATGAAGCATGTGATGCATTGTTAGGCATTTCTAAACAAACTGTAAACATCAACAAGTTAGTGTTAGGAGATAAGGTAAAAGATAAAATAATTGAATATGTGCCTCATGGATTAAATCATGATTTATTCAGACCTTTTTCTAATGAGGAAAAGAAAAATCCTGAATATGTTAAATTTAAAAATGAAATGTTTAAAGGAAAAGAATATGACTTTGTTTTATTTTTCAACTCAAGAAACATTCGCAGAAAACAAATTCCAGACACTTTACTAGCATATAAATTGTTCATTGATGAATTGCCTAAAGAAAAAGCAAAACGTTGTGCTATAATGTTACACACTCAAATATGTGACGACAATGGAACAGATTTAGCAGCAGTAAAAGAATACTTATTTAGTGATGATGAAAAATACAACATTTTGTTTTCACCAGGAATGTTAAATCCTCAACAAATGAGCTATTTATACAACTTAACAGACGCTCAAATATTGCTAACAAGCAATGAAGGTTGGGGATTGGCATTAACAGAAGCCATTTTATGTGGAAATGTAATTGTAGCAAATGTAACAGGAGGAATGCAAGACCAAATGCGTTTTGTAAAAGATAAAAAATGGATGGAATTAGACGCTGATTTTCCTTCCAACCACAATGGCACAGTTAAAGAACATGGAGAATGGGCCT